CTGACACAGTCGTGTTACCCGTCGTGCTGACATCAGCAGTGTTCAAAGTTCCCACCACTGTTGCGTTCGCTAATATCTTCGTTTGTCCTGTGCCACTGCCATCTAATTCTAGATCTGCGTTTGAGGCGTTGGCTTTGATGGTATTGTCATCTATTGTGATGCCGTCAATTGCGATCGCACCTGTCATTGTGGCCGCGTTTATCGTTGGGTTGGTCAATATTTTATTTGTGAGTGTCTGCGATCCAGTCAATGTCACAACAGTGCCATCTATGGCCGTTGTCACTGTGTTGCCTGTTGCACTTGTAGTGATACCCGTCCCACCTGAGAACTGCATCACCTCTGAATCTAGGTCAATAGAATTTGTTGTTGAATCATCTGCCGTGAAGTCAAGGTCACTTGCCGTCACCTGTGCGTCAACGTAAGTCTTGATTGCCCCTTGCGTGGCCAATAATGTGGCACTGCCTGTGGCCAGTGTTCCATTGTCAATGCCTGTTACTGTGGCTCCTGTTGCCAATGCCAGTGATGTCCCAACTGACAATGTGCTACCTAGAGTTGTCGCTCCTGTGACATTCAAAGTGCCTGTGGTCTGTATGTTCTCTGCGATCGTGATCTGTGTTGAATCATCTGAACTCAAGGTCGTACCGTTGAATTTCATCGCACCCAGTTTGATGCTTCCTGTTCCGTTTGGTGTGACAGTTATATCACCGTTCGTGACACCTGTTGTTATTGCGAAGTTGTTTACGTTTAAATTTGCATCAAGTGTGTTGATGTTGTTGTCCGTACCGTAAAGTTCCACGAAGTTGTCATTTATCTTGTCAAATGCTGTTCTTAACGGATCACCCGTGCCGTCATTTGCACTTGATCCAATGTTGATACTTTGTCTAGCCATGTTATAATAATCCTTTTGTTATGGGTATTTATTGTAAATTTTATAAACCTAATGTAATTATTATAGGTCTATCAATGTTCTCTGGAATTTGAACACTGTGCTATCGCTGGAGATGTTCGTTGCCAACAGTCTAACGTTGCCGTCGTCTATGTCTGCTGTGAAAGTGCATAACGGAGCAGTGTATGATGTCGTGCTACCGAACACAGTTAGGTAGGCTTCCGTGGTGCTGTCAGCACTTGGACCGTGTATCAGGTTGACTTCAACTATTTCAAATCTACCGTTGGTTGCGTCTGATATTGAGATGTGGTACTTGGCACTCCTGTACGTGGCACTTGCCCAACTGTCTATGACGGTGGTGGCAGATGTGGCAACTGTGGCTGTGTTGTCACCGATCTCGGAGTGGTTGAGCGTTGATGGTGATGATAGTGTGACGAACCCTAGGTTACCCGAACCGTCCGTCTTCAGAACTTGGTCCGCGGATCCATCTGTAGTTGGGAAACCAAATCCACTAATGGTCACTGTGCCCGTGCCGTTGCCCGCCAGCTCAAGGTTGGCGTTTGACGCATTCGTTGAAATGGTGTTGTCGTCTATGGTGACCCCATCTACTGTCAATGCACTGGTTGTGGTCAGAGTCGTGAATGATCCTGCCAACGGTGTTGTTGCACCGATCACTGTGTTGTCTATAGTTCCGCTATTGATATCGGCCTTGGCTATCACTACCTGTCCTGTGCCTGCAGGTTCGATAACAAGGTCTGAATTTGATGTAGTTGTTTTGATTTCGTTGTCGGTAATATTGATGTTAGAGTCAACAGTCAGGTTCTCTATCACGACACTGCCTGTGCCACCTGGAGTTAGATTTATATCTGCGTTTGAACTTGAACTGATTGTGTTGTCTTGTATTGTCAGGTTATCTATGTTGGTGGTTGTTAAGTTTGTTGTACTAGTCACAGTCAATGTTCCTAGTGTTGCCAATCCACTGACATCTAGTGTTCCTGTGGTTGTCAGATTCTCATCACCAAAACTTATTTCGCCTGATGAGTCTGTTATTGAACCATCGGCCAGTGTTAGATTGCCCAGTGCTGAGCCTGTTGCGGCTGTTATTGTTCCTGTTGTGCTTAAATTTTCATTGCCAAAACTGATGGAATTTGATGAGTCTGTTATTGAACCATCGGCCAGTGTTAGATTACCAAAAGTTGAACCTGTGGCCGCTGTCAGTGTTCCTGTGTTTGCAGTGCCCGACACATTGAGTGTGCCGTCCACTATCAATCCGTCATTGATGTTGATGGCAGTAGAGTCATCTGAACTCAATGTTGTGCCTCTGAATTTCACTGCACCAAACACCACGGAACCAGTGCCACTTGGTAGTAAATTTATGTTATCGTTTGATCTTGTGCCCTCGATGGCATTGTCGTTGATCCTGATCGCTGGGAAGGACACGGCTCCTGTGCCAGAAGGTTTGAACACTAGGTCCTCGTTTGATCTTGTTGCTGATATCTCATTGCCAGTGAACCTCAGATCCCCACCTGACAGTGGTGACAGGTAAAGTTCCGTGAACATGGTGTTCACTTTAGTCATTGCAGATCTCAGAGTATCACCTGTTCCGTCGTTAGCGTTTGATCCTACATTTAAAGTCTGTTGTGCCATACTATACTTTTATTACCCTTTTTACAAATTTTATTACTTGGCTATTAGTGTTATTTACTGTTCCTAGCAGTCTTACGTTACCGCTGTTTATGTCCGCTGATAAGTCAATTGAATCATATATGGTGGATCCGTCGCCATCACCATTTGTCGCCGCACCAAATGTGCTGATGAATGCACTTGTTCCGTTGTGTGAGACGTTTGCTTCTATCAACGTGTACCTGTCGGCTGTGGCATCTGAAATCTGTATGTAGTATTTCGCACTTCTGTAGGTGGCCACCGCAAAAGAATCCACCACTTGTGCTGAGCTGTTTCCTGTTATGGTCGCTGTGCCATCTTGTACATCCGTGTCTGTGACCATGAACGGGAAAACAGTGGTGGACAATACTTTGCTCCCATCGGTCTTGATCAGTTGTCCGGCCGATACTGAATTTGGAAATATGAAATCGTTTATGATCACGTTGCCTGAACCATTCGCACTGATCGCCAGGTTTGCATCTGTATCTGTGGCCTTGATTTTGTTGTCTGTGATGTTGACCTTGTCTGCGTTCACTGATGGTACGGTGATGGAGACTGTTGAGAAAGTGGCCGCCGCTGGTGTCGTTGCACCTATCACAGTGTTGTCCACTGTGCCCTCGTTCATGTCCACTTTTGAAATCTGCACGGAACCTGTGCCGTTCGCAGATAATTTGAAATCATCATTTGAACGTATAACCTTTATCACGTTGTCGGTTAAATTTATGCTGGAATCTATAGTCAAGTTGGAAACATTTACAACTCCTGTTCCACCCGGGGTTAAATTAATATCTGCATTTGAACTCGAGGCAATGATATTGTCATTGAACGTCAAGTTGTCAATGGTAGTCGTGCCCGCAAACGATGATGCACCTGATACAGTCATCGTTCTCAATGTGGACAATCCACTGACGTCCAATGTTCCTGTGGTTGTGATGTTCTCATCGCCGAAACTTATAGCACCTGATGAGTCTGTAATCGAACCGTCTGCAAAGGTCAGGTTTCCTATCACGGATCCCGTCTCTGCTGAAAGTGTGCCTGTGGTTGTGATGTTCTCGTTGCCAAAACTTATGGCACCCGATGAGTCTGTTATCGATCCATTGGCCAGCGTAATCGTGCCTATCCCAGAACCTGTGGTACTACCCACTGTGCCAGAGACAGTCACGTTGCCAGTCGTGGTCAGTGAACCATCCACTATCAAGTTCTCGTTGATGTTCACTATAGATGAGTCAATTGCAGTTATTGAAGTGCCTGCGATCCCGATCCCGTCAACGACCAAAGACCCTGATCCGTTGGCCCTCAATATCAGGTCCTCGTTTGATCTTGTGCCCTCGATGTTGTTGTCGTTGATCCTGATCGCCGGAAACAGTATTGCACCTGTGCCAGACGGTTTCAGTACTAGGTCCGCGTTGGACTGTGTTGAACTGATCTCGTTTTCAACGAATCCTATCGATGTCTGTGCAAATGGTGTTGCGTACAACTCCGTGAAGTTGTTGTTGATCTTGATGCCCGCACCCCTGATGGTATCACCCGTGCCATCATCTGCTATTGCACCTATGTTAATCAGTTCCTGCGTCATAATTTACTGGTATTTACCGCTACTGTGGAGTCAATCCGTATGAGCCCGAAGAGACGGTGAGATCCAGTGTGTATGCGGTGCCGTTGAACCCGTTGGTTATGGTATATGTTTTTGAAGTCAGTGACAATCCGTCGTTTGGCGCATGGGTCTGTCTCGCCGCCTCGACCTTGGCCAGTATGGGTTTGATCCGCGTGGCATAGTCGCTTGATTTCAGATTGGTTCCCTTGCCCTGTTGCCAGTAGTCGACCAGGTCTCCCACGAATTTTTCACCCAATGTCGCAGTGGAGGATCCAAACAGGTTGTTCAGTTCCCCATACACGGCGTCACCCAACTGGTAGAAAAAGTTGGCGGTGTTGGCCAGTATGTTGTTAGTGAAACTGTCGTTGCCCAACTTGTCATTGACACAGTTCACCATGGTGCCCGTGATCAACTGTGATCCAAAGTACCCCTTCAACAGGTTGAACTCGAACTCCGTGATGTAGTTGTTGTTCCGTGCCCACGCGGGACTGCCCGTGTAGATTCCGGTGTTGCTACCGGCGGAGGCCCAGGTGATGCTACGTGTGTTGTCAGAGAAATTGTTTCCGTATATGATGGCCCTGTAGGCCACCGGACCGTGGTTCTTCCAAACCCCCAAAGGATTCACCCCATCGAAAACCCCGGCACACTCCACCAAGGCCGTCTTCTTGGTGCTCACCGTGCTGTCATCCGTGCTGGTGATGTTGACCCCGCCCGGCAGTGGCGCCGTGAACCTCGTGCCCTGTGTGTATGATCCCGAGTTGTCCTGTATGGTCCAACTGCCGAACCTGTAGCCCTCGCCCCATGCACCACTGCTGTTGAGGTAGTATTCCCTGATTCTCGTGGCGTAGTCAGATGGATACGCAGACACGTATAAAGGGATATCAAACTGCTGGATGCCATGTGCCTGCTCAGTGGCAGTCTCCGTGAAGTAGTAGGTGACGCCACTGATGACCCTGGTGAAGTCGTAGTCCAGATCACTGCGTGTGGTGTAGGACAGTGTCGTGCCACTGAGGTAGAGTATGGGTGTGTGGTAGTTACGTCCTATGCTCTTGACAGTGACCCTGTTGATCATTTCGCCGAACCTGATGTCATCGGCGGTGACTTCTATGGGGGATCCCCCGCTTGACAATCTCGTGTCACCGGCCTGGGCCATGCCGATCTCGACCTCGGCGCCCTCGCCAACACCCCTGTCGGTGTATGATCCCATCTGTACCATGCCACTGAAGGGGTCCGAGGGGAGGTAACCGGAGGTGTCTATGATCCTGCACTTGGGTTTGGTCTTCCATCTCGTGGGACTGGAGCCATAATAGACGGTTGATGCGGAAATCCTGAGTATGCTCTTCCTGTAGTCTCCCGGTGAGTCACCCCCACTGTACCATTCCCATGGGTAGGCCGATCCCACGTCGACCTCGGTCAGGTTCTCGAAGTTGTTTTGGTCCGCCGCCACCACTGTGAGTGGTTGGTCGGTGTCCACTGTGAAAGAGTAATCCCCTGATGAGTCTGTGGTGGTCCTGGCCACCGTGTCCCCGGTGGATGGGTTCTTGAGGCCGACCATGGTCAGTGCCGTCGTGGTACCGGATATGGTCCTATTGACTCCTATGTCTTTGTTGGGGATCTGATAGACCGGCATTTGTCGGTCTCCTAGCCAAAATTCTTGCCGTTGCTGAATCCGTACACGGTGGTGCCATCTGTGGTCAGGAACGTGATTATGTTCACATGATTGGCAGTTGTAGAAATGTCCAGTCCCAGCCCGCCCGCGGTGGAATATCCGCTACTGGTTATGGTCCTACCACCTGTGCTGTCCTGTGTCAAAACAACTACGATTTCGTTTTTAGTATCTGTTGTCACGTTGCTGAATGTGACTGATGTGATGTTTGAGGAATGTGCCACCGTGATCAATCCTTTAGAGAAATCCACATCTAGAACACCACCAGAAATAGTGGTTGAACCAGATGGTTTGTACAACTCGTTAAAGTTAGAGTTGACCTTGGTCATTGCCGTGCGTAGAGTGTCGCCCGTCGCTGGATTTCCTGCTGTTCCTGTGTCTATCGTTAATCTTGCCATAATGTGTTATTCGTATTTATTAAATAGTAATATGTTCATAGAAACCCTAAAGACGATGAAGTTGTACAAGAGGGAGAGCAAACTGGGTACCATGCACAACTATCACAGGAAGAACCTTATCTATGTGTTCAAGTGCGACGCCTGTTCTGAGACATTCATGAGGCCCAAGAGCAAGGTGGATCCAGATCGTGCGTCAAACGACTACAAGCACGTGTGTAGTAAATGTGATTCCAAGAAGTTCGCACAGAGTGTGGGTGTCAAGATGCGTCGGGTGTATCAGTTGGACGCCAGCAGTACCAAGACCCTATAACTTTTTCCACCGGATGTCATCACGAGAACCTGTGATCCATCTCTGCAGGTCAGCGTATATTCCACACTTTATATTTGGTTGATCAAAGTACCAACGCAGGAAAGGATTGCCCTCTATGTATTCCTTGCGATTGATGAAATGGAAGTTGGTGTTGGGAAACTTACGTAAAGTCTGTCTAAGTTGGTACATCCACTCGTACTTGAGGTACGCCTTCATGCTGGCCCTGTCTGGATAGTTGATACTGTTCTTGTAGATGTTATTCTGAAGTCTGCTGGGTGTGTCCATCTCCCACTGCTGGGCACCCATTATGTCGAATGCCAGTATCACGATGTTCTTGATGCCCGACTCCGCGGCCAACAAGACTGCACTGCACCCGGAACCCCTCGCCCGGGAGAAGTCGTTGGTCTTGATCCGACCCCCTTTCTTGGTGTCGCCACCACGCCACACTCTGTAAATCTTGAGTCCCTCGGGCACGTCCATTTCACCATCACCATCGCAGATGTAGTTCCACGAACTGATGTCGTTTGGACCGTGTATGCTTGGTGACTCCTTGCCGTTATTGTGCCACTGGGCCAGTTCCTCGTACATGGGAGGGTTCACAGCCACTATGTGATCACACAGCATGGGATGATCCCTGTAGATGGCGTTACAACCATACACCACACCTTTACCTTTTAAACTCTCTATTGGGAAAATATTTCTTGACTCACCGTTGCCTATTATGAAAGCGGTGTCCATTACACACCAAATGATTCTCCGCAACCGCATGCGGAAGTTGAGTTGGGATTGGATATCTCGAACTGAGATCCAAAGGTCTCTTCCACCCAGTCGATCTTGGTGCCCATGACATACAACAATGAAGTCTCGTCTACCACGAACCTGCCTGTTCCCCAGTCCTCTGTGTGATCACCACTGCCCACAGATTCTTTCGTGTCTGTGAATCCCCAGTCGTACTTGAATCCTGCACAACCGCCGCCCAGCACTGCCAGGCTCACTGCGTACTTGTCCGGATTCTTCCCAAGCAATTTTTCTATCTGGTTCTTCGCTTGTTCTGTTATTTCAAATGGTTTCATACTAGTAATTATGCTTATTTCCTACCACTGTTTTGTATTCCCACCGCCATCCAGAATCTCGTCGCATCTCGTTTGATTTCAAAGCTCATGTAGGCGTTCTGGTCCTCCCAGTGGTTTGCAGGATTCCCTATCTCCCCCGCGGGCTCGAACCACCAACCCCACCTGCCTTCACAGTTGAGCTGACACCACTCTATGCACTCGGACATGACGCCGTTGCTGTTCATGTCAACGTTGAACTCGAACTGTTGCATGTAACCACAGTCCTCAGGAACCTCGTCCATCCTTGGACTGGTCCTCTTCACTTTCACCTTGCCGTACGTTGTCATTATTTCCAATTCTTTATCACCCACTCGTCTGCACTCTCCATGGGGTTGGGTGAACCGTGGAACACTGCCACCCTGTTGTTGGGTAATATCTTCACAGGTTTCCTGAACCACTTCTTGCCGTCCTTGTTGGTCAACAGTTTCGTGTCCTTGAGACCCACCAGTTCCCATTTGTAACTTCTTATCCATTCATCTGGGAACCATGAGATGTCATCCTTGGCCCTCTTGCTTATCCAATCCTGGTCTCCGTGATTCTGTTGCATGATCTGGGCGGACCTGTCTTTGAATTCGTTCCACAGGTAGTCCATGGTTCCTGCCTCCCAACGCATACAACTACTGTTAGAAAGTTTCCAGTCCTTGATTCTGCACCTGTTGAAATCCCTTATGATGTTGAACTTGCCTGGGTTAGTAAACAATGGGTCTATGTTATCAAATATCACAACATCCAGATCAAAGAACAACATGTTGCCCTTGAGTGGCATCTCGGGTGCGAACATCCACAACTTGCTCCACCATGAGTTGACACATGGGTCATTTGGTAGTTTAATAACATTTATTTCCGGATCCAATCCTGCGGGATCATCTGTGAGACAATGGAATTGGAAAGGTACTGTGGTGTGTCGCTTGACCATGCTGTTCAGCACGTTGGCGTACTGCGAAGGATACTTGTTGCCCCACTTAACGCATACTACGTGATTCATATCCTCGTTTCAATCCTTCTATTTGTATCTGTTGCCAATCGTCACTGTCTAGTGTGTACGGATATTCACACTCGATGGTCCTGTTTGACATTGTCTTGATACTGGTTATATTTAAATTGTTTGACATGGTCTCGTATATTTCCTTGAATGTCGCACTGGCTCCGAAAGTCCTCGGCAGGTCCACCTGTCCGATCTTGATGTAGCCCAAGGATAGTTTGGGATCTTCCCAATCATAGCCGTTGTTTTTGAGCCATGCACGGTACTCGTCCATCTCTTCTTTCTTGAAGTCGTGAGTTTGCTCTGTGATGGTCTGTCCCCATTCTATATCAAACTCTCCCGAATAGTATTTCTGGTGATTTATCTCTGAACACAGTGCGTCGGTCATCTTAGGTGCGTGTTCATCCCTGAAAACCTCATAAAGTGTCTTGCCCACCTGCGACCAGTGTAGATAAACACCACCTAGCTCTCTGTCGTATCTGTTCTGTTTAAACAATTCAAAATCTTCCTCGTGTAAATCATGTCTCGGTGCGTTCAAGAATGTTGTAATCTGCGATGGACGTATCCATTGGGGCTCTATTGCTTTCTTCCTGTCGGCATTGACCCAACTTTCTATCTCATGGCATATATTGTTGAGTTGTCTGATTGCATACTTGGTCTCGTAGTCAGCTTGTTTGTAATACAGAGATATGTCCCAGGCTGTGCCTTGCAATTCCTCAAAATACCTATGCAATAGGTTGCAGGACTCGTGCTTGAGTCTTTTACCTGGAGTGGCCATGTCGTCACCATTGACTGCTTTACCTATGGGAAGACTACTACTGTACTGAAAGTCGTCCACTGTAAACGGATGTATCTGTTCATATTCTGGATCAAACTTGAAAGAATTTATTTGTGATATGCTTTTGTTTAATTCACTGCATAAAAAAATTAAATCCCTCTTCGAATCTGCCCATCCCAAGAAACAGAAGTTCTTCTCTAGTATCCTCTTTTGTTTGAGATTGTCTTTCAGTGCTTCTATCCACCTCTTGCCTAGTGATGTGTCGTAGGTCTCTATGTAGTAGGCTCTGTCGTCCAGGCCCACCCTTACCAGTTCAAATAGGAATTTATTTTTTTGAGTAGATGGCACTGTTGGCTCCGTGTTCTGCACATTCCACACTCTCCACCCAACATCTTCCATCTGTCTTGACTGTTATTAGATTGTTCGCGAAGTTGAAAGCGTGTTCGGCAAACTTCTCTGTGCCCACACCATCAAACAATCTGATCTCTGCTAGATCCAATGCTTCAAGCTCTTTGAACTTCTCTAGATGCGGATCCGTCATGTCCAATGCAAGTTTATGATCGA